GAACCTGGAGGCGGACTACGCGGATCAGGTGGAGAGCGGCAAGGCGCACCTCAACAATGCAGCGAGCTACGAAGGCCCAACCCCTGGCAAGACCCTCAGCCGCGACGACCTGAAGAAAAAGGCCGACGTGTTGGAGTGGGACACCAGCCTGCTGCGGGTGAAGTACGAATCGGGCGGCGCTGGTGGGACGGCCGGCGCCGTGCTCGGCGGACGTTTGGTCACCTTAAAAGGGCGGATCTTTCAGACCCTGGGGATCGAGCCGGTCAGCGGCGCCGGAAGCGGCATGGCAACCCTGATTCGTAGCTGATGGCCACCGACTTCGCCCCCTACGCCAACCTGCGGATGCTCTGGCAGCCGCCGGGGGTGATCACCAGCTTCCGTGCGGGGGTGCCTGCTGCTGGCCCTGCGGTGGTGGTCGAGGCGTTCGCTAAGAGCCAGGGCCGCAGTGAGCAGGATCTACCGGAGGTAAAGGCAGGGTCGCTGATCTTGGAGGGCTACATCACCCGCTGGGCGCTGCTGGGCTCCGCAAGCTGGCTGGTGGCTGGTGCTTCGCTGAGCTGGGATGAGACGGGCTACAGGCCCGCTGGGATGCTGCCAGGCGCTACCGGGCAGGCAGTGCTCACGAACCTCACCGTGCTGCCCACCCTGGCCGATGGTGCTGAGCAGGGGCAACTGAGGATCCTGGAGCTGAGCCAGCCCTTCGGGGTGGGCGGTATCGGCAGCGAGCTACGCGAGGCCCTGGGGGACAAGTTCCGGGCGGCCATGTCCACTGCGATCTGAACCATGAGCATCCGCGTCGAAACCACCGTTACAGGCCCCGGTCCGGGGGAGCTGAACGGGAAGCTGCAGGAGATCACCCGCAACACCTTTGCCGAGCTGTTCGGGCGGTACCAGGCATCGTTTAACCCCTCGGCCTGGAACTGGCCAAGGGAAACGCAGCGCCGCGTGGGCACGGTCGGGAGCCCGCGCAACATCGTGGACATCGGCACCCTGCGGCAAAGCGGCACCTACACCTTCCCTGACGCCTATTCGATGGAAGCCCGCTGGAGCGCCCAGTACGCTACTGCCGTGCATGAGGGTGCCCGGCTGCGCAATGGCACCATTCTCCCGGCCAGGCCATGGACTGATGCGGTGAGGGGCACGGTGCAGGCACCGGGGATCACGCCGTTCCCGCTGGGGGTGAAGCTGCAGCAGCGGATCCTGAGGGCGGTGGCTGGGTCCTAGGTCGGTTGAGCAGGATCTACCTCCGTCGGCAGGAATCGAGTAGACGCTGGCAACCAGTACGTGAAAGGCCAGTGCTGCTCTGTCGTGTGCGGGACAAGCTTCCAATCCCAGATCAGTAGCGGTTGGCCACAGTGCCAGATCTCCCTGGCCTGCCAGCAGTAGCGGAGAGGGAAAGTGCCTGTCCCAAGTGGCGGGATAACCAGGCAGTCGGCATCCTCCGGCAGCCGCTCGCTCAGCGGGATGGGCTTCGGCGCGGGTGCTGCAGGGTGGCCCCAGCGGGTGAGGACGGCGCGGGCAAACCGCCATGCTTCGCCATACAAAGCAAAGTATTCCGCTTCTTTGTCCCAAAGGTCGTATAACTCTTGATAGCTCGGCCCCTCCCCCTCCGGCTGGGCTAGAGCGGCGCGGGCGTTGTCTATCGCTGCCAAAAAATCACCTTCAGCAGCGGAAGCATCGTGGTCAGCAGCGTCCGATGCGCAAATAATCGCGGCACACAAGGCGCGGAAGTCGGTCATGGTCGGTCGGTGGTGGTGAATGGGTGCCGGGGGAAGGGCGGCGATCTTAGCCTGCCTGCGTTAGCTGGCTGACTTGAGCGGTGATGGTTTTGGTTTCGGGAACCTCTAGCTCTGCTTCTAGCCAGTAACGGTTCTCACCTGGCTTCAACGAGTCGAAGGTGTAGCTGTGAAAATCCTCTGAACTGGAGCTGCTCCAACCCGCTGATGACCAGTCGCCATTGCAGTCAACTGAAACGGCAATACGGACTTTGACTGTTTTACTCATGGTCAGTCGGTCAGTGGTGGTGAATGGGTGCCAGGTGGGACGCCCCCCGCAGATGGACCCCACAAGGGCCACCCGGCCCCCACATCATAAGCCATTGCGCTTCCCTAAGCCACAACGGCAAACTGAGAAAACACAACAGCACCATGCCCCTCCCGTTCGTCACCGCCCCAGAAGTCAAGGTCGAGCAGGTGGGGGATGAGAGCACGGGCGTCCTCCAGTTCCCGGTGTTCAATGCCCTGTTGGTGGGGGAGCGCATCCTGCTCGATGAAATCGACTACCAGAGCACGGTGAACGAGCAGACCCACCGCCTAGCAAGCATCATCCGCGAGGCAGACGACCTGCCCGAGGCCACGGCGAACCTTGTGGCGGCCCGCCTGATGGCCAAGCACATCGGCATCCCGGTGGTGCTGGAGCCCCTGGAGAACGCCATCCGGCAGCGGGAGCACCGCCTGATCCGCGACATTGACAACCGCCTCAGCGCCAAGAACGAGGCCCAAGTCACCCGGCTGGTCACCGCCGCGATCGTCTACCGGCTGGGCAAGGTGGATCCCGACTGCGCCAAGTGGACCGACGACGACACCCGCAACCTCACCGAGGGTCTGCGCAACGCCATCTACAGCTTCATGCTGCGCGAGCAACGCGGCGGCGCGGCACCGGCTGATCCCAAGGCCACCCTGCAACTGATGGCCGACAGCCTGGGAAAGCCAAACCTGCCCCAACCGACTGGGGCGCAATCTTCTGGCGCCTGCACGATCTCTGGCCCCACAACCCCGCCTTCGCCCGCGAGCGATTCGCCTGGTGCCCTGAAGCCTTCATCTGGGAAGCGCTCGACCAAGGAACCCGCCTCCTGAGGGAGCGGCTGCACGCGGCAGAACGGCCGATCGCCAACCTCCACGCCTGGTATGCCAGCGCTCACCGGGATCCCGATAAGCGCCGCGAGCCGTTCACAATGGAGGAGTTCTGCTGGTTCCTCCCGCCGAAGGATCAGGACGCTGCCGAGGGACCGCCTGCTGTAGCCGGTGCAGCGATGCTGGCCCTATGCGAGGCAAGGCAGGTGCCAGGCTTTGCGATGGCCTTCTACGACGCCCTGGCCACCGCCGGGGAAGGGACGCCACCGCCCCCACTGCTGGCCCTGCTGGCAGACGATGCCCTACTGCTCGCCCCAGTGGAACATCAGGACGGCTGGCGGGGGCTGCTACTGGCTGAGGAGACTGCAGCGGGACTGGAGCGAACCTTCAGGCTGGCGGATGATTCGCAGCGGCTGGTGACCCTGTTGGTGCCACCCTCTCCCGATGCTGCAGCGCCAGCATGGGCGGCGGCAGATTCATGGCTGCCCATCGTTCAATCTCCCGGTAGCAATCCTCAACCGCCTGCGCTGCTGCCTGAATCGACGTGAAGTAACCCAGCGACCACCGCCGACCAGCCCACCACACCCGAGCCTGATACGGGCGGTGTGCGTTATGGGGGCAGTGGGAAACGCCGCGAGGGTAAGAAGCCATGCCCCAGCTTTCCCACCTAAGCCGCTGCGGAGGCTTAAGCCGCGGCGGGAACCTGCGAGGTAACGCACCGGCAAGGCCGGAACGATCATGCCCCAAACGTGGGAACAGGCTTACGGGTTCCGGTTCTTCTTTGTGCCGATGAAGTCGGCATCGGTGGACCTGACTCAGGTAACGCTCGGTGGCCTCGGCACCGGCAAGTTCATCAACAACACTACGCTGCAAAGCTCCTCCGCCACGGTGATCACTGCCGGGACTGGTGACAGTTTCGCGCTGGGCGTGGGCACCAAGGCGATCACCAATGCCGCCCTGGCATCCAACGTGGTCACCTTGACCTTTGCGGCTGCTCATGGCATCGAGGTAGGCAAGCGGATCGCCGTGAAGGATCTCCCGGCTCCCTTCACCAGCCTCAACGGCTCGTTCGTGGTGGCCTCGGTGACCACCACCTCCCCGTTCACCCTGACTTACGCCCTCACCGGCACCAACATCACCTCAGCTGCCGTATCTGCCGGTGTGGTGGCCCCCTCGTTGCTGCTTGACGGCACCGATGCACCGTTCCGCCTGCTGGGGCTGAGCAACCTGCAGCCCAGCAACAGCACCAACAAGGAAAGCGTCATCATCTATGACGATGAGGCAGGTTCCTACGACACTCCCATCCCCGTGTCTCGGACCAAGGATTGGAGCCTAGAAGGCGCGATGAACTATTCCGATACCGCATGGCGTGCGATGCGGTTCTGCGAGGAGTTCAACGTGACCGAGAAGTTGATGGTCAAATATGCAGTCATCGGCCCCAACAACGGTCGGCAAGTGGAGTACGGGTTTGCGTTCTTCGAGAACTACCAGCCGCAGCAGGCGGCGGGGACCGTGATCAAGTTCCAGGTGGCGCTTGCGGGCTACGGCAAGGTGGGCCTCGATCTGCTCTGATCATGGCGATCACTGTTCGGGGGGAGACGTTTGAGGGCTATAACAAGCCCAAGCGAACCCCCCAGCACGCCACCAAGAGCCATGCGGTGCTGGCTAAGGAGGGTGAGAAGGTCCGGCTGATCCGGTTCGGTCAGCAGGGGGTGAGTGGTGCCGGGAAGAACCCTCGCACCGATGCGCAGAAGGCCCGCCGTGCGAGCTTCAAGGCCCGCCACGCTGACAACATCGCCAAGGGTCCGATGAGCGCCGCTTACTGGGCAAACAGGGTGAAGTGGTAGCCAAGCAAACAACGGAAATCCCGGTGTTTGAGTTGATGGCCCCGGTACTGCCGGGGCTTTTTCATGCCTGCCGTACTTGATGGGTACTTGACGGTTACTTGATGCCCTTACGCCTCAGCGCTAAACAGCTGACTAACGAACTCCACGCGCTTGGCCCAGGTGTCGCCACCTTCGCGGCCCTTGCACGGGTTGATGCAGACCGGATCGTTGACCATGTTGCACACCAGCCCCGCCAGATCAAGCTCAGAGGCCTTCCTGCCGGTGCCTGACCAGTAAAGCTGCTCACCTAGCCATAGGGCGCCGCAGCGTGGGCAGGAGCGGGCTTCCGTGACTGGGGCTTCCATGGCGGGCGGGCAGTGTTGCGGCAGGTTTCCGGGGTGGGCGGGAAAGCTGGTGCATGAGCCTGCCCACGACCGCCCAAGGCATCTACGACCTGCTAGCGGGCGATGCGGTGATCAGCGCAGCCTTGGGCACGTACACGCCTCGCGGCCAGAGCCCTGTCCCCGCCATCGCCGTGGTGCGCCGCAATGAGCAGCTACCAGAGGGGGTGGCTGTGGCTGGCCTGGAGGTGGTGATCCTCGCCAACCCCGATTACGGCACCGTGCCGTACCTCACCGGGGAGACGGGACTGAACCCCCAGTTCCGGCTGTACGTGTCCGAGTGGTCTGCCCTGCAGGTGGCACCGCAGGCGATCACCAATGCCGCCCTTGCGTCAGGCACGGCCACCCTCACCTTTGCAGCCGCCCATGGCATCGGCGTAGGCAAGCAGGTAGCCGTGAGCGGCCTCCCGGCCCCCTTCGCTGCCCTGAATGGCACCTTCACGGTGACCGCTGCCACCACGGCCTCACCGTTCACCCTGAGCTATGCGCTGGCGGGCAGCACCATCGCCTCTGCTGCAGTGGCCGCTGGCGTGATGACCCCTTCGCCCGCAACCAGCCTGCTGGCCCTGCCGGCGCTGACGCAGCGGATCATCAGCCTGCTGCCGGGGTGCCGAGCGGTGCCGATCAGCGGGGATGCACCAGGGCAGGGGCTCGGGGTGCTGGATCAGTACGTCATCAGTTGGACCAATCCTACCCAGTACGTCGTAACACCGGAGAGCTGAGATGGCAGGCAATGAGTGGGTTGTCAAGGTTACGGCCGATGTAAAGGGCGTGCTCGATGCCTCGCGGCAGATCGGGCAAGCGGGGAAGCAGGCGGGGCAGGAGTTCAAGCAGGGGTTCGGCGGCAACGACAAGATGCTGGAGAAGCTGAGCGGGCAACTGAAAGAGCTGGATAAGGGCGTTAATTCAAACGTCACCACACTTGGGGGTCTCAAGACCAGGCTTAGTGAACTAGATCAAACCCTGAACAAAGCCGCCATCGGATCAAAGGAGTTCGTGGCGGCTCAAAGGCAGATAGCGCAAACACAAAAGGAAGTTGACAAGGCGTTAGGTGGTGGCGGCGGCATCATCAAGGGATTAGGGCAGGAGCTGAAGGGCTTTGCCTTGCAGGCTGGGGCCGTTCTTTCGGCTGGCTCAGCACTTCAGTTTGTTGGCAAGCAAATTACAGAGCTTGATTCAGCAGGAGCGGCAGTACGGACGCTGGGCGTTAACTCAGACGAGCTTAAGGACAAACTGTTCGACCTTTCGATTGAGCTTGATAGTAATATCAGCCGAGTTGAGTTATTAAAGGCTTCCTACGATGTTGCTTCCAGCGGCTTTAGCACTGTCGCACAGATCACTGACATCCTTAGGGCATCATCACTTGGGGCAGCAGGTGGCTTTGCTGAGCTGAACGACGTAGCCAGGGCGCTTACAGGTGTAATCAACGCATACGGGCTTACTACGGCTGATGCCACAAGCATCGTAGATGGCTTTGTGCAAACTCAAGCCGACGGTGTGATCACGGTAAGGGAATATGCAGAACAGATTGGTACGGTGGCATCTGTTGCCGCCGCTGCAGGCATTCCGCTTGCAGAGCTAAATGCTGCGATTTCTGCCGCAACTCTTAAAGGGGTTCCCGTAGCCCAGACATTTACGGGGATCCGACAGGCGATTAGCTCAATCCTCAAGCCAAGCG